GTAGTTCTACCTCAAGATCTAATCGGCTCTTGATGGCCTCAGCATAGTCGCGCTCCCCTGGCATCCATCCTTCCAGAGCTGACTTAGCTTTCGTTTGTTTAGTGACGACGATATCGTCGATGCTCGCATCTTTTTTCGAAGACGCGCCACCAACTACTCGATGCATCCTTTTCAGTTTAAAGAAGTCTTCGGATGTCATGTCGAATACTTGGGCCTTTTCTGCGTAGTATACTTCACGTAGTCTAGCAACAACATCTTGGTCGCCGCCTCTATTGACAAACTCGCTGAATCTCTCTTCCATCGCTGCTACCACATCTACGGCTTTGACAGCAATTTTAGATTCGATGCGAGAATGCATCATGGTGGCAATATTCCTTGTCAGGTATTGTCCGGTAGTACCATGGACGTGATCGACTCTCAAGAACTCTGCAAGGCCGCCAAACGTGCATTTTGACCGTTGCAGCCGTATGTTCATAGCCTTAGCATTAACGCACACGGCTTGCGCAGTAGCAAAGTTCGAGATGCCTAGTAATACGTCATCGCCGTTATGTACAGATCGCTTAACGCTTGTGGTCTTGTTTAGCGCTGCATGTGTATAGATGTAATTCAGGACCGAGTTGACGAAAGCTGTCAACCTCCATCCTGACATCAAAGTGCCCGCAGCTTTGTAAGAAGACTTCGTACCGTGCTGATCGTGCACCGTGATCTTGCCCGCAGATTCAACAGCCCACTGCCCTGCTAACAGCTGGTCATTAGACAACCGGTTCTTGTGGACATCTAGCCATGCGCGCATCACGCTCTGCATTGAGGCAACTGAATGTTGACTATTGAAGTCTTCGTAATCAAGACAGAAAGGCAGAGCGTAGTCCAAGACAGCTGCCACACGTGCGGCGACTAAGTCTGGCTTGGCCTTCTCTCCAACTGGGAAGCTGTTAGGTAACGTGTCCTCGCAGTTGTAAAACGCGAAGTGCGTCAAGACGTAGCTTGTCAAGTCGGTGCCGTATATTGCTCGCATCTTCCCCCACTCATACTTGACTGAAGACCAGGCGACTATCTCAGGCTCACGGTCTAAGAAGTGCTTTTCGTCAACTTTAGCATACTGTAACAAAGCGATGAACTTGTTGCGCAGCTCTTGATCTTCAGGTAACATCTTAGTGTCAGCTTCATATTGGCTGTGTACCGATCCCGCTGCAGACCATTGCCATCTGGCTGCCCAGTACTCTTCCCATGACATCCTTATCGGAGGTGCAGCAGTCGAGTCTTGAGTACGGAATACTGCTGCTGCTGCTTCATACACATAATCTGGATCCAGTTCGGCCACATTAGGATGTACTCTATGCTCTTTCTCTTCAGACCAATCGACATTGCCGACTGCACGATTAGACAGCACATCAGCCTCAAACACCTGTCTCAGGTCACGCCCGACGAGGTTCTGGAAAGACTTGGCACGAACGGAGAGCTGTTTAGCACGCTTAATATAGTCAGCGACGCTATCGCAATCAAGTAGGTCAGACCGTACCACCTGCACAAACAGCTCTGCTGGTAGTGACACCAACCACAGCATCACCCCGCCCATCATCGACGTGGTAACGTCGAGTGGCAACCGCATAGCGTGACATGCTTTTACACGCTCTCGTTGAGTCAGAGCACCCCAAACCTCAGCTGCAGTGAAGTGTATATGGTGCTGCCCTGAGATCTTAGGGTAAGGCAGAGTGTTAAGCGTTTCAATCCGATGACGTGCCACTGATAGAACAGATTCCATATCATATATTTTTCCTTTTTTAACAAGGACGCTATCGACTAGATTGACAAACACATTGTCGATATGACACCAATCATTATAATAGCCAGAGAAATCATTGACAAAATGACGAGACAAAACTGCTAAAGTGCCTCTTGTGAGAGGGCGGATCTCTTGATCAACATAATAGTAGACAAATGTCTGGTTAACACCCGGCATGAGACGTGCTTTGACAACTGTACCTTGAAAATCGTAATCATATTCTCCTTCGATGACCACACCATCCAACATGTCAATTAGAAGTAGCTCTGCTTTGTCAAAAATGGTTTGCAAAACTGTGCCGTTAACAGTAGTGCGTATACACATTGGTACGTGTCCGTCTCGCATCTTATACGTTAACTCACGCGTCCGTGTGTCAATAATGTCGCTGATGACGGTTGCGGTGAAGCTGACGCGCTTACCAGAGTGGCGAGCGGCCCGATTAAGTGCACCGTAGCTGTAGGCAGATCTAAAGGCCGTGGCTGAGGCTTCGATTGAGCAGCGTGCACAGTGTTGATGCTCGAGGCCGTGCTTGCAGACCTGGCTTCGACCCTCGGTTCCACGGGACGCATAGCTTCTGCCCGTGTCCGAGGAAACTGAAAAACCGGCTCCTCGACGTTAACAGTGCGTGCGCGTATCGCCACTGGCACCGGCACCATCGGTGCTTTGACAAGAAACTGGACTGGCTTTGGAATTACTAATGGTACCAGTCTGCACCGCACTGGCACGTTGCGCTGCTGCCACTCGACCAAACTCAAATTCGGTCGCTTGTACTCAATTGCCAACCCCCCTTGCTGCAAAGTCGTTGCCGCAGGTAGTAATGGAATGTTACGGCCCTCGCGATTGCGCGAGTCAGATATGTACACACTCGCTCGTGTACGCGACATGTAATGAGTGCTGGCAGGCTCAATGATACACTCGTGCACGTTAGCGTACGGCACAAATTGTTCATGAGTGGCTTGATCAACCATGGTCACATCGTGGCCGAACAGACGGTACACTGTTGCCGCCTTGAGCATGTCTGCTGGTTCATGCGTCCCGAGTGGCTTAGCGACGACCTGTTGAATGCTCGTGAGGTGTTGAGTGGCTGCCAGTGAGCCCACCACCGTGCCGAGTAGCAATGCTCCAGACACCGGCGCATAGAGTGAATCGATCTGTACGACTCGAGGCTCTCCTCCGTCAATAGAGTGTTCCCCCAGTAGTCGCGTGGCTGCAATCACCTGCGAGAAATCTATAGTCATAGAGGCCCCGCGTGACATGCAAGTTGGAATCTCTTTGCCGGTGAGATATGCCACAGCAGATGCACGAGCGATGGCAGTGTACAACACTCGCAGGTCGCCATCAGTCGACCCAGCTGCCGTGCGCCAGTCCTCGTTACCCAAGCCATACTCTACTAGCATAGCGTAGATCCCATACCACATGTAGTAGTTCCCGAGTGCGGCAGCAGTCAGCAAGTGTTCTGGCGCCATGGCTTCATCTATGAGATAATCATCGGCTAGCGCATTCGATCGGTATGCTTCTCCCTCCAGTGCAGTGATAACACGAGCTCGTGTAGGCGAAAATTCAGCCAGAGTGATGTTGATGACAGCTCGCTGCCATACTGTCGATTCCATCGTCGGCGGCATGGGCTGATACACAGCCGAAGTAAATGTCTCAAGTACTGCAGCAAATTGCTGTTCGAGGCGATTCAGATGGACGTAATCAAATATCCAACTCCATATGATCACATCGTTGTCCCATGGTATTTGGGCCAAATTCGTGTCAACTACGCCCGTCCCATTAATCGGCCAGAGTAGTAATTCTCGAGATGACAACGGTGGTAACTTGACATCGAAATTTAAGCCCGAGTCAAGCGTCCTACCTTGAGTGTGTAACAAGTAGAACCATTCCTGACCTTTCGCACTCGCGTTGTAATATAGTACATAAGGTCGATCCCAGTAATTCAGTGATGTCCGGAAAATGAATTCGGCATCATGCGTCTGCCAATACTGGTCGCCGACCGGCGGACCCAGCTGCACCTCATAGGTGTG